AGTTCCAAGCCCGTAGACTCTTGTTAATCCTCGAATCTGGATCCCTTGCGGTTTCTGCGCTCGTCAATTTCGCTTTCATCCCTTTCATACGGGCGCAGAAAGAGTCTCGCCTGCTGCCGCCCTTGGGTTGAGGAGCTTTTAGCCCCGGCTTCCCCGGATTTGCTGCGTTGTAGGAAGCCCGACCTTTGGCGTTCAAGCCTCCGCTCGGATTCTTCCCTTCTTTGCGCGTCCATGCTGGGGACTTAGCCATAGAACACCGTAAGTCCGGTTAATGAACCAACGCTTAGTGTTAAATTCAACCCAATAGCCGCCAAAATGCCTTCACCGGGTACGAGGATATAAGTAGAGTTGGGTGTGCCAAGACTTGCGATGTCCATCGTGAACAAAACACTGCCCGTGGCACTACCATCACGAATTTCAAACGTGCAAGCAGTACTTACAGCAGGGGTAACAATAAAGCCCTTTAGCCGTGTACGCCCTGCGTAAAACGACCCAGCAGTACTACGGTGCGCGGATTTAACGTCTGTCTGCATCGGCATAATCAATCTCCTTTTAAAAAGAGGCCGAAGCCCCTAAGATTAATTAAACCTGTGAAGGATTAGCAGAGCCGTCGGAGTCGCGAACGATGTACTCAACAGTAACAGTAATCGTACCGGCGGTAGCGTCAGCAGTGGCTGCGGTAAACGTGCCAAAGATGATTGCGTCAGTTGTGCCAATGTTGTCATAAAGACCTGAAGTAGCCGCTGCGATGGTAGCTGGAGAAGTTTGAACCGCCGAAGTGCCGGTGTTGACCGTAGCCATATACAGGTTAGCTGTACCAGAACTACCAATAGTAACGCCGCAGTTAGACGCGCCAGTCAAGGCAACATTAACTTCAAGGCCAAAGCGAAGAATCTTAGCGCCAGCAGGTAACACAAACATCTGTTGTGCTGTGGGGCTTGCCAAAATAACGGAAGAGGGAGCCGTATAAGTTTGGGCAACAGTAGTTGCGCCCATGTTACGAATAGTGCCTGCGGTAGTGCCAGTTGTGTTTTTAACAGTGCCCAACAACCAAGGGCCAAGGTGACTTGCGAATCCCATGTTTATATCTCCATGCGTTGTGGCGTATCAATCTGCATGAGGTCAGCCGAGCCTGTTTGATACACCGATGATTCTCGGAATGCGTTCAATATACATCATTTAAACGCTTACGACAAGAGTTTAAACAATAAAAAAGGGAGCCGAAGCCCCCTTTTTCTTACTGCCCGATTAAGCCGAACCGGGGGAACCAAACATTCCCAATGGATCAGACCAACCGAAGCTGTAACGCTCGCGGGCTTTGTAGCGGACGTTGCCGGTATCAAAGTCACCGTCCATGCTGTTAGCAAGGGGTGAACGAACGAAATGCTTCAGACCGTTAGGCACATCAGTAGTCAAATACCAGCCGTTTGTGTCGGTCAGGTAGTTGTTAACGGTGTAGCCTTCAGGAATAGAGCCATTGTTCTTCAGTGCGTTGATGTCGTTGTCGGTAGTGCCAACACGAAGGTTGGTTTCCAACAGGCGGGTAGCCACGAACTGCAATGCAGGAGGAACAATTAGCTTCTTGGGCTTGGCGGCGATCAACAAACCACGCTCGTCTGTCCATGCGGCGATTTGAATAACAGCGTTTTCCAACGAAGTTTCATTCAAGTCAGCAGCAGTGGAAGGGCGGTTGGAGTTGGTTCCACCAGAAACCAAGGGGTGAGCAGTGCTAAACAGAGCAACGCCATCACCACCGACATAAGCGGCAGAGAAACCGTTGTTAAGAGTAGCGGCAGCTTTAACCTGCTTGGTATACGCCATAGCACGAGCCAGACCTTTGGTGTAACGAGCAGACAAGCTGTCGTACAAGTTATCTTCAATCGCTTCTTCAGTGATTGAGAAACCCAAAGCAATGGTTTCGTGGTTGTAGCGGGTAGTCCATGCCTCTTGAGCATTGTCATAAGCGATGGCAGAACCCTCGTTTTTGACAGGTGCGGCTGAGAAGCCAGACAGTTTGGTTTCTTCTTCAAAAGAACGCTCAGAGGTCTCTGTTTCGTAGATCTCTTTGTGTTGCTCGCCGTAGCGGGCGTACTCCATGCCAAACAATGCGTTCAGACCGGGGAGCAACTCTTTAAGTAGCTGTGCGCGTGAAATAGCCATTTTATGTTACTCCTTAAGCGATGCTGGTGGCAGCGTAATACTGATGCTGACCAAAGTTAATCTTGACCAGAATCTCTGGATACTGCATGAATACAAGTGTAGAACTTGCACCAAAAGCGGCAGCAGGAGCTTGGTTGAGAATAAACGATGTAGCAGCGGCAGAAGCAGCGGTGTCAACGAAAGAACCCGAACTGATATATTGCCCGTTTGAGTCCAGCGAGCCAACATCAGTACCAACAGGTAACGCAAACGGCAGAGCCGAACAGGTCACAGTAGCGGTAGAAATGCTGGTATAGGTTGCTGTACCAAGTGAAACAGCCGTGTCAGTCACCAAGCCAAGCACGCGAACGGGCAAGGAAGAAGTGGTGGCAGGAGTATCACTAGGAGCCAAGATTGCGTTCTTGGAGTTGCCGGTTGCAGTGCTACCTGTGTTGTTGATCATAGCCAAATTTTGGCCGATCATGGCGCGAGCGCCAGAAGCAACAGCGGTAGTAGCAGAGCAAACAACACCCTTGAATACTTGGTCAGGATCGTCAGCAACAATAGCCACTGCATCACCAGCCGCAGTTGATGCGGGCCAATATTGCGAGAAGGTCAACTGTTTAGTGACTGGGTTGGTGTAACTACATCCCAAAAAGATGCCAGTTTGGTTACCTGCTGTGCCAGTAGACACAGACAGACGGACGATTTCACCACGAGACAAACCTACGTAATCGCCGTAGAAAATGTTTGTGCTGTAACCGTTAGTGATCGGATAGTTACGAGTAGAACCCGCAAATACCTGACCTCCGATCAAGTTGATCGGCTTTAGCCCGTAAGGGGCATCAATTACCGGATAAGCCATTTAAGACTCCTTTTAAAAAATTTAAGAACCTGTGCCAAATGTTACTTTTGACGATCTTTCAGCAAATTTTTGCATTCGCGGATCGTTGTCTTTCATGTAGGTGTTGTCTACCGAATCCATCTGCGCTTTGTTCTGGCGGGCAAAGTGCTCTTCCCGTTGATCCATGAACTCAGCCGGAATACGGCAAAGAACCAAGCCACCAACCTCAATGTTGCCTTTGAAGCGCCCTTCCGTGGAAGCGTGCATCATTAGCTCCGGATAATCCTCTGATTTACAGGGCTCATATCCTTCCCGAAATTTAGATGAAATGTTAGATGGATCCTCATTTCCCAGTGTGCTTGTCCTTACCCAACGATGCGCCCAGCCGGGTCGGTCGTCAGGAGAGGGAAGGGCATCAGGTAAACGCCACGACGTTGGTCGTTGCATTCCTTGACGGGCTTCTAACTCACGGGGCTTACGATTTGTCTTGTCAGACGCTTGTACTTGTTCCATTTTAAGCATTCCTTCTTAAATTTGCTACCGCTTTCGCATACTCTTCTATAGGCACATTAAGCCGACGCGCAATGGTGGCTTGAGATGCTGATAGTTTTACGCGATTGGGTGGGGTGCTACGTGTAGCCGGAGCTACGACAGAAGCGGGTTTGGCGCGGCGAGGGGATTCCTCATCCGATTCTGATGACTTGTAGGAGGTGTCATCATCCTCATGGCGCTGAGAATCAAAGTTCTCAGGAAATCTTTTGCGCATCGTTTTATCGATGGTTTGGAAGTACTCTTCAGTACCTGCATAGTCGTCACCATATTCTTTTTTCAGTTTCCTGTCAAGACCCATAGCAGCCATTGTCATTTCGTCGTCTGAACCAAACCACGAAGAGTTTTCATTAATCCAACTTTGGGTGCGTGGAGAAATTTTTTGGGCGGGTTGCTGAGGCGCTGGTCTGTAAGTCTCAGGCTCTTCTATTGGGCGCATTTGCTCTGCCCGGTCGATCCTGAGCGTTGCTTTGGTGATCTCCATTTGAGCGTCAGCCACGCCATCAGAATCGCCAGATTCATAGGCTTCCTTGTAACGCTTCTTGGCTGCGTCCAAGGACATATGGGCGGTAGATTTGTTTTGCTCAATGAAAACTTCACTGCCGTACTTGAGTTGCCCCTTTAAGCGCTTGTTTTCCTCATAAACCTGCGCCGCAAACTCCTCTGCCGCCAAACGCTCGCGGTCAGCCTTTTCCTTGGCTCTGCGCTCGTCGTGGTAGCCGCGCTTTAGCTTTCCAACGCGGTCTTGTACATCCTTGCTGTACTGGGAAAGTTCTTCATCTTCCGGATCGTTTATAGGGCCAGCGCTTTTTCTGCCCCGATCTGCCGCTGGGGTATCGTCTTCAACCTCGACTTCAAATTTCTCTTCCGAGGCTTTAGCTTCCTTTTCATCTGGAAACTCATATGTATCGTTTTCAATTTGTGTTGCCATGTATTACTCCTTATGATGCACGAGTGATGCCTCTTGGGTCTTCCACAACCGCTTCAACCGAATCATCATTAATGAGACGGAATTCACGACCATGAATCTTCAGGCGGGTTCCTGAATTGGGTCGGACGATGACAAAGTCACCAACCTTGCAACGAGGCCCTGACGGGAACCTAGCTGCGTCCTTGAAGGCTTCTGGGCCGAGCTTTACAACAAAAAGCACGGGGGTCAGAATCTCTTCTCTCCAAATTGCTTGGGTGGACTTAACAATCCCAATGTCGCTGTCTGCGTACTCTTCCATCGCCTCTGGAACGACGGTAAGTAGCATAAAACCCGTGGGTTCGGGTAGTTGTTTGGCTTTTTGTTCAGCGGTTGTGTTCAAAATGCCAGACAGATCTACCCCTTCAACATCAAATTCAGTCATCGGAATACTCCATTTTCTTCGCAAGGTCGGATATAAAACCATCTGCGTGACCAAGACCTCGAATCACCCCGCAGACATGCCGATACTCGGCAAAATCAGTCAACCTTCCGCTGGCTAGGAAATCCACCTGTTCTTGTCGGATCTTGTCTAGCTCAGTTCGCACGTGCTGTAAAACACGAGTTGCATCCATATTCAACCTTTCTTGGCTTTGTTAGGAAGTTGTTGCGCACTTCTCTGTGCGGCTTGCATAGCCATTTGGCTTTTGTGTTTGGCGATCTCCACGCCCAGACGGGATCCATCTAATTCCATCTGTTTGTTTAAACGATCTTTGCTTGCAGCGGCTTGTGCCGATACCTGCATGGCGGCAATCTCTTTTTGAGCCTCAATGCGGGATTCTTCAATTCGGATCTGATCTGCTTTTGCCGCTGCGTCGATCTGTTGTTTTTGTTGTTTGAGTTGCAATTCGCCCTGCTTGATCTGGAGTTCTTGCATTTGCATTTGAACAATAGGATCTTGCATTTGCTGTTGAGCTTGTTGCTGCTTGGCTTGTTGGCTGTTTTGCTGGAACAGTTGTTTTGCAGCCTCTGAAGCCATGAGGGCGAGGTTGTCTGCCATTTCCGGAGGTACTTGCTTACTCTGATCTCCGGCTGGCAGAGCCATGCCCATGCGCTTTTCAATCTCAAGGCGGTACTGAAACCCAGTATGCTCATTGATGTGCGCAAGCATTGCGGCTTGCATCATCTGCGCTTGTGGGTTTTGGGCAAGAATTTGGGCGATCTTTGGGTCTTGCATCATCATCATGTGGACTTTGATGTGGGCTTCGTGGTTTTGTTCAACAAAAGCCTTTACCGGTTTGCCAATCAAAATGTTTTGGTTTTCCTGAACCGGATCGATTGGAACTTGGTCATCCTCTGTCTTGACGAGCTTATTGGCGTTCTTTACTCCAAGAACCTCAATCATTTGGCGGTGCAGCAGGGGTAAGTTATACAACTGAGGCGCACCCTGAGCCAACTGTAAAACCGCCTGATACTGGACAATCTTCTGCGCCATTGTGGATGCATTGGGGTCACTTACAGGGATAACGTCTGTGCTGTCGTAATCTGATTTACGGGCGGCACGGCTACCTTCTTCCGGCTCGTAGTCATAGTCTTCAGGGGCGTAGTCGGCAATGATCACCTTCAAAAGCTTAAATTCTTGCTTCATAGAGAAGTGCATACGGGACTGAACTGCGCCCATAACCTTCAAGGTTCTTTCCAGAATAGCCAGTGTTGTGCCTACAGGAGCCTGCGCAGACATGTCAGAAACATTCATGTCCCCGCCGTTGGCAAAGGAACGGCCTTCTTCTACGATGTTTTGGAATAAGGCAAACAGAACCTGACTTGGTTCTTTGTAAGGCAGGGGGAGGATGTTGTCTCGGATACTGCCAGACGGCACATCTACGTCTCTAAATTCTCCGGGCTGGATGGGAGTGTCGTCTCCCTTAATGCGTAAGCCGCGAGATTTAAGACCTCCGGGTAAGTTAGATAGCGTGCCAGCATCCACCAACTGTCGGATGAGCATGGTGGCGGACTTGGCGTAGCCCCCGATAAGGTGGATAAGACCATAACCATAGAAGCCATCGCCGGGGATGTATTGGTAGTGGACAAAATGCTGTCGCTTGATGTGGAGTTCATCTCCCTCATACCAATTTCTCCTTATTGAAAGAATCTCACCGGACTGTTTTTCAACCGTGACAACGTAGGGCAAGGCAATTCCCGTCTTCTCACCCTTGTCGTTTTTATGCTCAAAGCCTTCTAAATCAATGTCTACGTGCATTTCAAGGATGCGGTAGCGATCATCTTGAATGGCTGACATACCGCTCTCTTCTGACTTCTGCTTCTCAACATCGTCAAGTTCGTAGCTTGGCTCACCAAGGTCTGTGTCTAGGTAGAAACCTGACTCCTGAAGCTTCAATACCTCGTTCTTGGTCTTGCGCATTACGTGGGTAACGCGCTCTGAAGACTCAATATCCCGTGCGCCATAAGGAACAACCAAGTCCTCTGCGGGGATGAACACAGCCATTTGACGGCCTTTTGATGGGTCGTAGTAGACCTTTTTGAAAGCCGAGCCGGTAATTGGCAGAGACCACAGCAGTTTTTCATGCTCAGGGCGGTACTCAGTCATCACTTCCGTCAACTGATAGTTCATGTCTTCTTGAACTCTCTGCGCAGCATCTTCAGTCTCTGGAGTCTCTTTGCCGATGATCTTTGTCTTGACAGGCCCCATAGCTGGGAATGTTTCTGTAATACCTTCTGACTGAAACCTAACCACTGACTCGGTCAGCATTGGGTGAAATACACCGCAGGCTCCTTGCCAAGGTTCTGTCCTCTCTTCATAGCGCAGACCCAAAAGCTTTAAGCCTTCAACGTAGGTTTGCATCCAATCTCTGCGGTCGCGGGTATCTTTCTCAAAATCATCAATTAAATCAGAAGACAGGCTCTGGAGGTCAGAGGTGTCCATGTATTCCGCAAGGTTTGCGTCAAAGGTGTCGGAGTTTTCTTCCTCCGGCTCCATAGTGATTTGAAGGTCTCCAATCCCAATACTGACTGACTTAGGATCCTCAATCTCAATCTCAATAGGAGCGTCCATCTCTTGCTCAAGACCCAGAGGGGCTGCGTACAAACCTTTATCTATAGAACTTGTTGCCATTTTTAATCCTTAAACTGTGTAATACCGTTCGGTTCTGCGGCCTTTGAAGTACCTGACTTCTTCCTGCTCATCTGAATCTATTCCAATAAACCCGCCCTGCCGGTATCGAATCAATGCCTGACTTGTTGAATCCACAAGGTCATCGTTGTCGCCATAGGGGAAAGCTGCGAGTTCTTCCATTAGCTCATCAGCCCAGCGGGTTTCTGGACACCAGACCACGCCAGATGCAAACAGGTCTGATATTGCGTTTACACGCGCTATCTTATCGTTTCCTTTGCTTGGTGTGAACTC